TAAAGACTTAGCAAAAGCTGAAGCGTGTGCTAAAGAATATGTGATGAACAAATAGTTTTTTAGGCGGTTAAGCCGACATTAGAGGATGTAGTAAGTAACGAGTTTTTCGGCTTTCTGCGTTACATGTAACAACTACCAAATCTACGCCTTACTTGTTTTATAAGCAATAAACAGCCCACAAGCTAGACCTAAACCAAAAGCTGTAGAATAGCACAGCACGTACTCAATTATCGTTTGTAACATTTTGCAGCCTTTTCAATTCAGCATTAGCGTAAAATAAAATCTTCTTAATGCCTCTCACTTCATCACAATGTGATGCCTGGCCGTAACGGTAACATTCCCTAAATATCTCACCAATCTGAGCATTCATATTTTTTGCGCTAATTAAATCCTGTAATTCACTAGCTAATTTCGGGAGTTTATAATAATCAGCAGAAGAGCCGTCAGAAAATTCTCTAAATTTTTCCCTAAATTTTTCCGTAGCTTTTTCCCATGCTGCGTCACTGATACCATCACTCATAGTGTTCTCCTGTAGGGCCGTTCTGACCTATGACATCAAGCCTTTTTTCATCCTCTTCAGTCCACCAAACTGGGTCTTTCTTTAATGCCTCTGTCATCATGGCAATAAATCCTCGCTCAATCAACCATCGTTTAGCATCTTCATCCATGTCTATTTCACAAATAGCGCTGCCGTCTTCATTTTCTTTTACGTGCTTTACATTAATCATCATTTGTTTCTAGCCTCCCTAGCATCTCTCTCAGATTCTTGCTGAAACCGCAAATATACATTTTCAATCAACTGCCCCAAGTTATTGCTTGTCGTGTTTGGCAAGCTTAACACTATCCTGCGGACAGACTCCCCAAAGCTATCAACATTCCTGTTATCAAGCTTCTCCATGATCTTCACCTGTGTAATATGTTAACAACACATTAATGGCAGCTAAAACCTTCGCATCGTTAGCTATGTCATTTGGGTTTGTAGAATTCCATCGCAAAATAGAATTTTTACTGTTGCGTAAATGACAAGCCACCATATTATCAAGCGCCTCTGCAATTACATTGTTATCGTCAAGCTCAAATGTTATTTTCATACCTACCTCATTTTGATGTGTTTAACGAAGTTTTGTGGGTGAAGTAGATACTTTGTATCAAGTTCTTTTTTTAATCGCTCTACGGCCTCTCTATGTGCTTCTACGACCCCTTCTGGAGGTGGTAAAAGCAACCTTAAATCACCAATCATACTTTCTGATGGATAAGTTGGTAAGATATTTAACATATTGCCTCCTGGAAGGGCTTTCGCCCTTTTCTTAAAATGGAATGTCACTTTCAATGTCCTGTGGTTGGTAGCCATTTGCTTTAGCTGGCTCACCATCTTTTACATACGGCTCACTAAATGAGAAGCTAAAGAACTTACCAGACTTGCCTTCTTTTAACCAGGCTGACATACGCATCTCTTTACCGTTAACCATGCAGTTGCCTGTGTAATCTGGATGCGTTTCTTTTTCTTTGCGAGTGTTCTTAAAAAGACTACCGCTGTTATCTCGTTGTTCAAATTGTGCCATGTTAGTTCCCTTTTTGATATTTCTTAAATGATGATCGTGTTTTGCTGTCTAATAAGCCCCAAAAAGCAAGCTTCTGCTCATTGTCTAGTGAGTTCCATGTTTCTTTAGCGTCATCAAGCTTGTTTTGAGCTACAAACTCAATAAAACCTTCTGCTAATTCATGCAATATATCCATCTCTTCTTTGCTAAACTCTGGTTGCTTTAGCTCAAGCTCAGGCTTTTTTGCTGGTGTGCCTGTATCCGTTCCTGTAACAGCATCTAATACATCATGCTCTACAATCTCCATAGCTGTAACCCACAAGTATCTGCGCTGGTATGTTTCAACAGCACCTACGTTTTGCACCTCATGGCAACCTTTTAAGGCTGCACTACCCATAGGGCTGGTGATAACTATCTGTGATCCGTCATCTATGTCAGTAATGGTTAGTGTTGCTAGGTCTGCTGTAAAGCTAACTGTGCCACACAAACCTAAGTTCCAAAAAATTGTGTTGATTGTAGGTAAGAAGTCACCAAGCTCAAAGTATCTATAACCAGCAAACTTGTTATGACCAGACTTCTTAAGCTCGGTGTTTTGTAGCTTGAGCCTAGCGTCCATAAGCTTTTTGTATACATTACTCATCTATTGCCTCCATGTTTGCTACTAGAATTAAGTTAAGTTCGTTATACAAGCCCAATGCACGAATCAATGGTAATACATCTACGCCTAAATACAAAGCTGACTTGGATTCTGCTCTAGGCTCTGTTAAAGCTTCTAGATCGCCAAAGTAAGTGTAGGTTGGTTGTTCGTAATCGTATTCAACTTCTAAAGTTACACCGCTATCTAATTGTAAGTGAGTAATCATTTCCATGCCTCCAATATGACCCAAGAATGCCCTTTTTTAACCGCCTTTAGTTTGCCGTGTGAGCAAAGATACCTTACCCACCGCCCTGACTTGCCCATCTGTGCTGCTATTTCTTCTACTGTGTAAATTGACACTACTATCTCCTATTCCAAAGTTGGTATTATACTCTTGCATTGCTAACTCGTCCATCACTTCAGCCTGGTATTGTTGCTGGCTCATATACAAAATCCTCATCTTTAAGTTGATCGGCAAATTTTTCAAACAGATCGCCCCAATTATCTAAAATATAATCTTCGTCAGAGTAACCTTCACCAAAGCACCAATTCCAAAATTCAGCTTCGTATTTTTCTTCCGTAGCTTCCCAATCAATGTTTTTAGCAAATGTCATATTAAGCCACCAATAATAAATATAAGAAAATTGACAATAAGACTACACCTACAAAGCAAATGCCTTCTATAACTGGTGCAAAGTCTGTTTTAGGTCTGTGGTTTTTGTAATCAATCATGGTTATCTCCTATACAGGTAAATCTTTAACTTCTTCATAAACCCAACGAGCGTGTTTGTTTGTGTCGTAGTTATCAGCTACGAAATCTGCAAAGTCAGCAATACGAGCGTCATACAGATCACGAATACGACCTATCTTGTCATCCTCGTCATCGTTTAATATATATAGTGTTGCATTAGCCAACAAATCTGTTTCGTCTATATAGTCAGATAAGTTAGGTGCGTATGTTAGCCATTGTTTTACTTTGTTTTTAATGTTCATGTTAATCTCCAGTTGCGTTGTTGATGTAGACATTCTATACCGTTCTTGGAAGCTGTCAAGCACTATTTAACATATTTTTAAATTATTTTTGTTTGCAACATTAAACGATCCATGTTAATATGTTGGCTAGTGGTATGAATAATGGCTTGGACAAGAAGTCGTAATTATTGATGCCATTGGTATCAGGGTTGTTATTTAGGTGCTTGTCCCACCTAGGTAGCAGCCCTTTTTTTTGGAGCAAACAAATGAAATGGTTTAAACATGATTCAGATGCAAGTAACGATGCCAAATTAAAAAAGTTAAGATTAAAGTATGGCGCTCAAGGTTACGGCATTTATTGGTATTGTTTAGAGCTTATTGCTAGGAATGTTGAAAAGCATAATTTAACTTTTGAGCTAGAACACGATGCAGAATTAATTGCTGATGATTTTAAATTAAGTGCTGATCTAGTGCAACATATTATGACTTATATGGTAGATATTGGCTTGTTTGAAAACACCAATGGCATAATAAGCTGTTTAAAAATGGCAACTAGAACAGACGAATACACACAAAAGTTAATTCAAGGTATTAAGAAATCTCCCGACACTATCCCGACACTCTCGGTACAAACTCCGAGAAAGTCCGTTCTAATAGAAGAGAAGAGAGAAGAAGAGAATAGAAAAGAACTATATATTGAAGTCCTAGATTACCTTAATCGCAAAGCAAGTAAAAATTACAAACCTGTTAGAGCAAACTTGGATTTAATTAAAGCTAGGATTAATGAAGGTTATACAAAAGAGGATATGTTTACGGTAATTGATAATAAATGCAGCTCATGGCTAGAAGACAAGAAAATGAATGAATACTTGCGTCCAGCTACTTTGTTCAATGCTACAAATTTAGCGCAATACACTGGTGAAGAAAGCCGTAATTCACTTAGCGACATATTTGCAGGTGCTATATGATCAACAATCTATTGGGACGTTTAAACAAGGTTAAGTCTACTGGTCGCAACTCATGGTTAGCTTGTTGTCCAGCTCACGATGACAGAAGCCCTAGCCTATCTATTAAAGAGGAAGCTGACGGACACATACTATTGCATTGTTTTGCTGGGTGTAGTGCTATTGATGTTGTTGGGGCGATAGGTGTTGACATTGGCGATCTATTTCCTGAAGAGGTGCAACATAAAGCGCCAGTTAAGAAGAAGTTTTACGCTACAGACATATTGCAAGCAATCAAGTTTGAGTCGCAAATCGTTCTCCTAGCTGCGTTTGAGCTAAAGAA